GGCGATGCTTGGGCGCGTCATGCCACGAAAGTAAAGAAGGGGATGAATGTTTCTCCTCCGCATCAGATGTCGAAGGTTGCACATTCTTCTACTCAGAACGCGCACGGGCAAAATGAACAAGCAGCTGCTGATCCGATCAAAGGTGCGCCAATGCGCAAGGGCGATAAGAAGAACGGCGATAAGTCAATGGCCAAAGATTATCCAGAGTTGACTCGCGAGTTTGCTGAAGTTCTTGAGCGTGCTGTCGCTTCACCAGATAAAAATCACACTAAAGGTGCTACGAAACCAGAAGGACTTCTGGATAAAGAATCTCCAAAGTCAAAAGAGTTTGTAGATCAGCATAAGGTTGATACTACATACACTGACTTTGAAGAAAAAGGTCACGATGATGTAGAGAAGGCAGGAAGGGCAGTGAAGTCTCAAGCATCTTCCCGTCGTGGTGATAATCTCGGTAACGGAGACTCTAAGAGTCCCACAAAAGTAAAAGATAATTCTTAATAATTGGAGTTTATTGTAATGGAAGCATTATTTGTACTTGGTTTGGTTGGTGTAGCAGCTATAGTCGTTTGGTTGGTTTTAGACAAATCTTCTACACTGGTAAAGGTTGAAGAAACAATTGAAGAGATCGAAGAAAAGATTGATGAAGTTGTTGAAGAAATAAAAGAAGATGTGAAAGAAGCATTAGATTCTTTACCTACTGCAAATGAGTTGAAAAAATTGACTAAAGCAAAGTTGGAAGAACTTGGTCGTGACCTTGGCGTAGAGTTAGATAAGCGACAGACCAAGGACAATATGATTAAAGAATTACAAGAAAAGGTCGGCAAGTAGTTTTAAAATCTCAACTATATAATCTGTATGAATGTTGAGATTAACGAAGACAATTTCTTGATTTATGCTGCGAAGAATTACCATACTCCTCGTAGTATAGATGCTGAAGAATTCTATGAAGAACTAAATCGCTTCAAGTATATCAAGCGATTGTTCAACAGGTACACGCGTGGAGGAGAATTGTGTGAGAGACTAATACTCAATCACATAACGATCCTCCTTAACGTATTTGGATATGAATCGGGTGTGCTGATGTTGATGTTTAAAACAGGACCAGAAAATTTATCTATTTTAAAACCTTTTCTAGAACATATACAAGCATTGAAGCAAGGTGATTTAGAAAACATAGAATCGGATCCTTGGGTGGTCCAGAAATTGGAAAATATCTAATGGGACTTTTATCCAGAACAGGCGACCTAGTTTACACCCTTCGATTCTTGCGTCTACTTACAACCAAGTTTGAAGATACTACTGCCTATAAACTTGGACTCATAGACGAAAAGGGAAAGAAACTCAAAAATCCTGAAACTTCAGAAGAAAAAAGCGCATATAACGCTTTTCATCGTTTAGTTTTTAACCTCAAGAAATTATTAGAAAAAGTTCCAGGCGGTTCCAGTAAACTCGCCTCTTATGCAGCAGCACTTTTCTTAATCAAAGAACAACTAAACCTATCTGACTCCTCTGTCAATAAGATAGTGCAGGCATCCGATGTGGACCCTCTGGAGGCGCTTTCTGAAGAAACTTCATGGTTCTGTACTAAAGATGGTATGTTATCTCCTGGAACCTATCGACTCGCTAATGATAAAATGCTCAACATAACTTGTGAAGAAGTCTGCAAGAAAGGTGACAAAATTAGAGTCTGGGATAATAGTTATCCAGTTGGTAATATGTTGGGAATTGATATCTTTGAAGTTACACACGATCGAACAGCGAAGCAACTGTATGTTGCTGTAGGAGAACTAAGGAAATGAAAAAGTTTAAAGAATTTTCAGAAGAAATGACTACTGCTGCTGACGCTGGAATACCTCATGATACTGCTAATATGGGACCTCGCAAGAAAAAGCGATATCCCATTACCAGACGCTTCATTGAAATAATGGGGAGAATGCGTAAAATACAAAAATAACTTGCTTTGCTAACAGATTTGGATATAATATATAAGATTACCCTCAAAATTAATTCGTTAAGGAAGCGAAATGGCAAAGCAAAATTACCTTGGGATCGAGATTGATCTCTCCCGAGATGACCTCTTCGACAAACTCGGTCTACAAAGATTACGCGAAAGTTATATGAGGGAAGATGAAGAATCTCCTCAACATCGCTTTGCTTATGTGTCTTCTAAGTTCGCTTCTAACCCTGAACACGCTCAACGTCTTTACGATTATTCATCTAAGCATTGGTTATCCTACTCCACTCCTATCCTCGCGTATGGGCGCACGGGGAAGGGTATGCCAATCTCATGCTTCCTGAACTATATTGAAGACACTGCTGAAGGTCTGGTCGCTAACCTGTCAGAAACCAATTGGTTGTCTATGATGGGCGGTGGTGTTGGTATCGGTTTCGGTATCCGTTCTTCTGATGAAAAGTCTACTGGTGTAATCCCGCATCTTAAAACCTATGACGCATCTTCCTTGGCATATCGTCAGGGCAAGACTCGTCGTGGTTCCTATGCGGCATATCTTGACATCTCACACCCAGATATTACTGAGTTTCTTGAGATGCGTAAACCAACAGGCGATCAGAATCGTCGTTGCTTAAATTTGCATCATGGTATTAACATCAGCGATCGGTTTATGGAACTCATTGAACGTTGTATGCAAGACTCTGATGCTGATGACGGTTGGAACTTGATAGATCCACACTCAGGAGAGATCCGCGATACCGTATCAGCGAAAGCACTCTGGCAAAAGATTCTAGAGTTGCGTATGGAGACAGGCGAACCATACATTCATTTTATTGACACAAGCAATCGGATGATGCCAGAGTTTCAAAAAGAACTTGGTTTAAAAATCCATCAGTCTAACCTTTGCTCCGAGATCATCTTGCCAACTAACGAGGAACGCACTGCTGTTTGCTGTTTATCGTCAGTAAACCTTGAGCACTATGATGCTTGGAGCAAGAACGATATGTTTCTGAGGGACATGGCAGAGATGCTTGATAACGTCCTTCAGTTCTTTATTGATAACGCACCCGACACCGTGTCCCGTGCTAAGTTTTCTGCTATGAGGGAACGAAGTATCGGCATCGGTGCCCTTGGGTTCCATGCTTATCTTCAAAAGAAAATGTTGCCTTTTGACTGCGCAATGGCAAAGGTAACAAATAATCGAATCTTTTCTTTAATAAGGAGGAAACTCGATGAAGCAAATTTGGAACTGGGTAAAGAACGGGGAGAAGCACCTGACGCTGAACGCACTGGTAGACGCTTTTCTCACGTCATGGCTATTGCTCCTAATGCTAGCAGTAGCATCATCATGGGCAATACTTCTCCAAGTGTTGAGCCATATCGAGCAAATGCTTACAGACAGGATACCCTTTCTGGAGCGTATCTTAACAAGAACCGCTATCTAGATCAACTGATTAAATCTAAGATTGAATCGGGCGAAACAAAGCAGGACTATGATGAGGTCTGGTCGAGCATTATTGCAAATGATGGATCTGCTCAGCATCTAAGGTTTTTGACGCAAGATGAACGCGAAGTTTTTAAAACGTCCATGGAGATTGATCAACGTTGGGTTGTTGAACACGCTGCTGATCGACAAAACTTCATTGATCAATCTCAGTCAATTAATTTATTTTTCCGTCCTGATACAAACATTGTATACTTGCACGCAGTACACTTTTTGGCATGGAAGAAAGGCATGAAGACTTTATACTACTGTCGGTCTGAGAAACTTGGTAAGGCAGACAGAGTATCGAAGCGGATTGAGCGCGAAGTTATCAAAGAAATAGATATGTCCGCAATGATTAATGATGAAGAATGTATTGCATGCGAGGGATAAATGGCAGGTTATATAAAAGACACTGTTCTTTCTGAATCCGCATTAAAATTCGCAAAAGATTATTGTACTGACAATAAAGACTGGTATGATGTATTTCAGCATTATAATCTTTTTTGTAAAAAAAACACATTGTAATAATACTGCAATGTAAGAAAATACTTACAGAAAAGAGGAGAAAATCATGGATAAAAAAGTGTTTACCCCGTGATTTTTTTGTCTTTTTAGTAAA